CTGACCTACGCCTGTAGCAGTTTGATGAGATTTTAAAGCACCTTCAGATAGGCCCATAGCGTTTTTGTTTACGCCGGTGCGTTCTTCTCTAATACTATCCAAGTAGCCGAGCATACTAAAAGAGTTCTGGTCTAGTTGTGGTGTCTGTAAAGGATTTACAGCACCCGGAGTCCTAACTCTTACAATACCTCCCGGTCTTGCGGTCATTAAATCATCTAAATTTGCTTGTCCTTCGACTACTTCATATCGCCCATTATTTGTTAGATACATATTATCCAACAAGTTACGCATTAACGTAGTCTTAATTAGTTGAAGGTCAGAGATTAAGTCATAAACACTCAGACCATAGAACTTATGAGGCATCGGGATAGGCGTAAGGGAGGAGAAGGGAACACTATCCACTACCTCATTATCGAACAATTCATCTCCAACCTTCGTTACTTTTCTTAATTCGTCAACACCATCATTATCAAAGTCAACTCTGACATAACACTCTGTTACCCAGATTCCATCATCCAAGTCACCTTCTGGTGCTGAATTCTGTTCGTGATTGAATCTAGCAAGTCTTTCTGCTTTATAATCAGCTTCATCATTATTAAAGGCTTTCTCTACTTTAGACTTTGGATAGCCTTGTTCTATTAACTCAGACTTGGTTCTCTTGACTCTATGACCGACAAAGCGAGCATCCTCGATTGTCTTGGCATATTTATTAATTAAAAATTCTTCTGGTGGTACAGGCTCTATCCTTACCTGTCCATCATCGTATGTTCTGTTTACTATTACATCGTGTGTAATATTTTGTGGTGTAAGAGCTATTACATCTTCCGCTGTCTCCTCACCACCAATTTCTGTATGTTGTTTTACTTCTACACTATCATCCATTAAGAGGGCGGTGAACTCTTCTTCCGTTAAGTTCTTATATTCCTCTCTTAGAGTCTCACTGGTATCATCCCAATAGTGTTTGACAATACCATTCTTTTGTAGCAGTGCATCCTTAAACCACTGGTAAATAATACTAAAGCCGGGGTTTTGACGCATAATGACATAATTAATGTAGTCCGTGGACTGCTTTGCCATTTCGACATCTTCCGGGCCTTCGGGTTCAAACTGAACAACCTTATCACCACCAGTGAATATCTTCATCAAAGATGGCATAATCCATTCTATTACATCAGCTACATCCCTTGTAACAATCTGGCTTCTGCCTTCCTGCTCATTACCATACTTCTTACCGTAGTATCTGTCTAGTGCATCTGAGCGTTGTGTGGTAAGTTTGCCATCTAAGTATCCTAGAGAGGATGTAATCTCTCCTTCTAGGTGAGCAGCTAACTCACGCTCTGTCATTTTTCTGGACTTCGCCATAAATTATTTACCTTTATTAATTGGGTACTTGGTTTCTTTTTTAGGTGGCGGACTATTGACTGCTTTCATAATCTCTTTCAAATCCTTGATGTCCTGTGCCATCTCTTTAATAACATTCTCTAACCATATAGGGTTAATTGCCATAATATTCTCCTCTTATATTATCCAACTTAAATCTGTCTTAGGTAGTTCCTTTCCCCAGACACTATCATTACCAGTAAATACTACATCCGTTATAGCTAAGTACCTAAAGGCATCGCTGGCGTGTGAAGTCCAATCGTGGACTGGCTTCTGCGACCAGATTTTCTTCTTGTCATCATAACTGCTTCTATATTGAAGTAAGGCTTCTAATCCCTTCTTAGTCTTTTCTTCATCGAACCAGCATTTGTTCAAATAAGTTCTAGTAGTATCAATACCATCCATTACTTTTAATTTTGGTGCAACTTGGAAGTCTATTCCTAAGTCATAAGCCAGGTCCCTTCTGCTTTTACCAGTAGAAAACTCCCTAACTACTATATCGTGTGGTGCAATATGAGCACCATACCTATATCCTTTCTTATTTAATACATCTATATAATAAGGTAAACCCTCATTTGAACCTTCAAAATAATCTATGAGATGTACTGATTTCCCTATAAATTGTGCAAACCAAATTGAGGTTGCATCAGAAACACCAAGGTCCCAAGCAGTTACTACCTGCTTAGAAGGGTCATAAGGGACTTTCCCCACTCTGTCTTCATCATAAGCAGTTTCAATCTCTTTAGCATAATACGCACCTCTAAGTGCAGCAGACCAAGAACACTCGTATTCTTGTTCAAATTCAGTCTCTGCCATATCTTGCTTCGCAAGTTCCAATTCCTCATCATCTAATATCCCTGTTTCACTCGCCTTATATAAGAACCTAGCCCATCCTTTTCTTTCTGGTGCTGAGTGATATAAATCATAAAATTCGTTCTTCCCTTTTGGTGTACCAATAAATATTGCATACCCTTTCCTGTCTGAGAGAGCGGGCCTTATCACCTCAGAGAACATCTTTGGGTTCATCTGGGCGTACTCATCAAGCACAACTCCGTCTAAATAAATTCCCCTTAGAGTGTCATAATTGTCAGCTCCGTAGAGCTGTATCCTAGCACCCATAAAGTCGGCTCTCAGCTCTGCCTCGTTAAACTTTACTTCAGGAAATACTCCACAAAGTCTTTTAAGTTCATCCCAAGCTACTGTCTTAGCCTGTTTAAATAAGGGTGCTATATAAGCATATCTCGGTGCTGGCTTACCAGATATTACATTTTCTACAGCACTTTTAATTAGCTGATTAATAGCAAATACTGTCTTACCAAACCGTCTATGACATACTACAACATTAAATCTATCTAAATTTGTATGTATTTCATTCTGTAATTCCCTTGGTGTATAAGGAATTACTATAGATTTCCTCTTTTCCTCCATATTCCTTTCCCTGTCTTCTTATAAGCATAATTTTTAACTGGGTCATACTCATAATTTTCTGGAATACCACCAAATCTTTTTATTGCTCGGTCTATAGCGCGCTCTTCGGCACTCATATTCCCTCTAATATAGCCTTCTGTAGTAACTGAACCATCTCTATTCAGATGTCCCCTTTGCACTAAGATGTTTTTAGCTAATTCTTCTGCCTCTAATTCACCAGTGCCAGATTCAATTAATTGTTGCGTAAGTCTGGCGTGTATTCTAGAAAGCATTAGTGTACCTTATCGTCTTTATCCCTTAAATGTCTATTAGCATCTGCAATATCTGCGGCATCCGCTGCCCACTTAATATCAAAAGTCCTATCTTCCACCACTACAGTGTGTTTCGGAGACCATCCAGCCTGTGTCTTAAGCCAAAATGTAGTCATACTAGGTGATTCACCTGATACTGCCATTTCGTAGGCTACACCAGCTACGCGGGCGGTGCGCTTTTCCCTACCAACTAATAAATTATGTGCAAAATATTTAGTTAAGGTAGCATTACTAATACCCATTATCTTAGCAATAGTATGTTGGTCTAAACCTATAGTAACCATCTCTTCTACCTTAGAATAGTCATCATCAGTAGGTTTATATGCCCTTCCGCGCTTGATTCTGGACTTTTTACCACCTGCTGCTTTAGAAATTGCGGACAATCCTCCACTTGGTCTGCCTTTTTTGCGTTCAATCTTAATTACCGCATCTGCAGGCACAATTCCCTTAGCAGAAGCTACTGCATACCTAGCTTCTTCTTCTAATTCCTTCTCAATTTGCCTGATTTCTTCTTCAGAATCAACAGTGATTTTACCTTTTTCAGCCATAATTAGTATTATACCTCAAATAATATTGTTTTCTAGTTTAATTCCTAGAATATTCTAAAGATTTTTTTATTTTATTCTATATAGTATTACTTCTTTAGAGTCTCTCTAGGAATAATCCGTTTTAACTTAGAAAAGATAAACAATATTATACCATAAAATTATATGAAATCAGAAGTATTTTCTTAAAATATATTAATGTGCCCGGATTCAGCCCGGTCTAGCCGCGAAAGTGGGCAAAAAATAATAATTTTACCTCCAGGTGGGTTTGGCCGCGCAACAAAAATTTTTTTGGGGTGCGCCCCCGCCCGCGAAACCCCGCACCCGCGCCCGCCCGCCTCGCAAATTTCTGCTGAAGGCGCCCGCGATCCAAAACTCAAAAAAATGGATATAAACGGGATAAAAAGGCTGGATATATTCGCAAGTTTTTTGCGCCGTATTTCTTAGATTTATACATACAAATCTTAATAACTATCATTGAAGAAGTTTTAATATTCTTCGATATTGGCGCGCGCTAATATTGAATGAAAAAAGAAGCCTATATACAAATCAAAAACAGAGGCGTATAATTTGTTCTTAATGGGAATTGTTTCTCATTTTTAACCAGCTTAGAAGATTGGCGCTCTTTAAAAACTTAAAACAGAAATTATGCAGAAATGTATATATACTTCTGTTTGTTTTTTAGCGCTGATATTCTAGGCTATTTTTTAACCCTCTAATTAAGGAAGGTGCAAAATGGCTAAAAACAGCCAACAATCAGAAGAAATATTAACATACACTAAGGCAGAAGAAATTCTAGCCAATACAACAGCCATACGCGAAGCGGGCAAAGCGAAGCAAAACCACGCCAAAGCCAGCGAAGAAATACAGATTTTTTGCGCTAATATGGCACGCGCAATGCGGTTATTACTTGCTAAAGATAGTAAAGGCAATTTTAACGACGCAAGGCGCGCCAAAGTCAAAAATGCTTTCCAGCCCTTTTTTGATGATTTATACAATGAATCATTAACTGAAGCGCAGAAGAACGAAAGCAGAGCAGTGATCGCCGTTCTACGCAGAGCCCTACGCACTGCAACAGATTTAAAGGCAAAATTGGCTGGGCTTTGGGCTGAAGATTATTCTTTAGTTTGCAACACTGTAGGAAGCGAAGCGAAGAAGGCGCAATTAGTACAAAAAGCGCACGAATCAGCAGAGCAGAAAGCAGAGCGAATCTCTAAAGAAGAAAAAGAAGCAGAAGCGAAAAAAGCAAAACGCATTTTCAATTCTGAAATTACTTTTAATGAAGCCGTTCTACATTGGAATTTAGAAGATTTGGCAATTCTTGAAGAAGCATTAATAGCCAAATTTGAATTTCAAGAAGCCAAAAAAGAATGGGAATTAGTGAATGGTAAAGTTGTTTTGAAGAAGCAACAGAGAGCCAGTTAATATTTCTTCTTTTAACCTAACCCGCTTGAATTGATTTTTGAGCGGGTTTTTTTTCGCCTTCAATATTTCACACGCAAGCTGCACGCATTTAAAAATTTTTTGACTTTTTTTTATTCTTAATATTTCCCTGATCTAAAAAGTGTGCGAATGGATAATCAAATTAATATTCGCCAGGACCTGGTCCTAAATATTTCCTGGTCGCGCGTATGGATATTGGCGCGCGCTAATCTCAAAAACTTATTTATATTTCCCTGACCAGGCTGGATGAATATGGATATTTCCCTGACCAGGAGGGATTTATATTTTGATCAATATTTCCAGGACCTGGCGCAGATTTTAGGGATAAATACTCAAAAATGGTGGATTTAGACTGAATTGCTTATAAAGTAAGCAACTGCGAAGCCCATATTTTCGATTTAAGCGTACTTCTAATATAGAGGCATACCTAAGCCAGCCTTGACAAAGTGCTTGATTTAAAGGATAATTGTATTATCAATGGGGAAAAACGTTGATTTAGTGTGGGTTATATTGGCGCGCGCTAATTTGTTTAATAATATATAGGTGATATTGATGAAAACTAAATTATCAATTGATTTCAACTATATTGATGAAGGCTGTTCTTATTTAGTGGCTTTTCATAATGGAACTATTCCATATGTGAAAATAAATAAATCAGCCTTTAAAGATATAGATAAAAAATACACCAAGAAAATAAACGGCAGAATTTTCTTGGCGTGTCCGCAATCTGCAAAAGGATTGCTCAACTTTCTGCCAGTCCAATTTGTATATAAAAGAATAGTAACTAAAGATGCTGTTTCTTTTATTTCTTAGGGGATAGATATGTTAGAGAATATACTTTTGGATATTTTCCTGATCATATGTATTCTGATTGGATTTTCTTGCGCATTCGTTCCTTTGCTTAAGGATATGAATGACAAAATCAATGATAAATTCGAGGAGGATTTATGAGTGATATATTGATTGAAGTTCCAACTACTGCACTAATTGATAAATTTACGGATGGTGCAATAGAAGCCGTAGTATATGTCTACGAGAATGATATGCTAGACATATATCAAGTTGAGGAATTATTGGATTATTTCAGTGTTGGATGGTCTGATTTTATCCCTCATTTAACTATAACCGACCACATCACAGAATCTGTGGAATTTATGAAGGAAAATGGATATGATTGATTATATTGTGTATGGGATAGTCGATAATGGAGTAATGATATTAGGCGCAATGACTGGACTAGAATTAGAAAGGTTTTTGCCTGATCGTTTCCAGAAAGGATTGGCTACTGTCGTTGGTGCTGGATTAGGAAACGCCACCAGTGACTTTATGGGCGGTGCAAGTACCTTGTCGTGGGATTTAGCCACTGGTACAGCGCTGGGTTGTTTAATAGGATTAGTTTTCATTCCTACTTTGTACTACATTGGGAAACTAAGACGAATATATAAGGATAAGTGATGGAGATAATTGATAATCTAAAACCTATCAATACCCTCAAGCAAGCATTGGATATAGTGCAAGGAGTATCTTCTCCAGGCAAGATGCCAGTGCCCGCTTATAATCTACCTATAGATGAATGTAGAACTGGTAGAAAATTAAGGGTAATGAAGGATAAGAAAGGTCGGATTACTGTCTGCTCTAATTGCTATGCGGGCAAGGGTAACTATAAGAGATATGAAAAGAATATATTACCCGCCCTCTATAGAAGATTAGAGGCGATAAACAATCCACGCTGGGTAGATGCCTTTGTGTATATACTCACGCATCAGAAACAGATACTCAAACATAAAGTATTTAGATGGCACGATAGTGGGGATATTCAGAGCCCTGATCATTTGGATAAGATTGTCCAGATTGCAAGGCGCACCCCTCAGATAAAACACTGGTTGCCCACGAAGGAAGCAAGGGATATAAAGAATTATCCAGGTCCAGTCCCAGAAAATCTAGTGATCAGGCTGAGTGGCACTTTCGTGGATGGACCACCACCAGATTATATAAATACATCTGTGGCAACTTCAGATGTGGATAAGGTAACTTGCTTGGCAAGTCTGCCTAAAGAACATCCTAAGAAACAGAAAGGATGTCAAAGTTGTAGGGAATGTTGGGATGCAACAGTAAAAAATGTTGCATATTTTAATCACTAATAGTAGGGAGGATATATGAAACTACTAGAAGTATGTGCAGAGAAGCAGTTGGAACTCTATAAAAACCAGCAAGGGAAGATAATGACTGTGTCGTTTATCAAGAAGGATGGAAGTATTAGACATCTTAATGGTAGATTTGGCGTAAGTAAGTATCTTAAAAGTGGTGAACACCATAACTGGACTCATAGTTATGATAGACACTACCTAACTATATTTGATATGCAAAAATTAGCATATCGAGTAATCAATCTAAAGACTGTGCTCGCTGTTCAGGCTGAAGGTAATAGATACCTGATCATAGACCATATCAAGGAATGGATAGGGGGTATTGGAAGATGAGAAAATCACAAACTAAACTGTATTGCTTACGTCTTGATGGATATGAGGTACGTAAGTTTAATGATATACTTGAAGACTTCCTTATAGTCTTTAACTCAAATGAATCTCTGTCTTCAGACTTTCAGAATACCTATGCCTTTCTCACTGCAAGAGAGAGAGATTGGAATGCTGAGATTTGGGAGCAGAGAATGTCGATAAAGGCACTCGCTGATATTGAAGAACAGATGAAAATGGAGCGAGAATATATGGATGAGGTGAAACAATGAGTTTAGATTATAGTGATATATATGAACTCGGAGTTGAATCTGATTGCTGTGGTGCTAGTGTTGTATGGGTAGATTTATGTACCGAATGTAAAGAACACTGCACCCCAGTGGATTTAGAAGAAAGAGAACTAATGGATGATTACAGAGATGCTGGTATGAGTCCAGGAGATTTCTTTAGATAGGAGTAATATATGAATGTATTAAGTTTGTTTGATGGTTCAAGCTGTGGACAGGTAGCGCTTGAGCGTGCTGGTATCCAAGTGGATAACTACTTTGCATCAGAGATAGACAAATGGGCAGAGAAGATAGCACTAAAGAACTACCCTAACACTATACATATAGGACCAGTTGAATTTGTCAGTGCTAGACAACTGCCAGATATTGACCTGATCTTAGCGGGCTCACCCTGTCAGGGATTTAGTTTTTCTGGTAAGGGATTAGCGTTTGATGACCCCAGGTCCGCACTATTCTTTGAGTTTGTGAGGCTACTGGATGAGTGTCGTAAGTTTAATCCAGATGTCAAATTCTTACTGGAAAATGTGAGGATGAAGCAAGAGTACCAAGATGTGATAAGTAAATATCTAGGTGTCCAACCTATCGCCATCAACTCAAGTCTGATGAGCGCACAAAATAGATACAGATTGTATTGGTGCAACTGGGATGTGGAACAACCAGATGATCAGGGAATACTCCTAAAGGATATACTCTTAGAAGGAGTAGGTGATAGTGTAAGGAATCAAGGCACTAAGGTGATGAAGACTGGTATAGATAAGGCTCACTGTCTACTGGCTAGGGATTACAAGGGATTCGGCAATCAAGATATGACTGGCGTGAGAACTTGTGAACTCAGAGAGTATGACGAGAGTGAGGAGTGTCATCATATTGGCACGGCCCTGGATATAAATGGGCACGACATACTTAAGCGTGTCTATTCGGATACAGGTAAGAGTCCTACCCTCAATAGTATGGGTGGAGGTAATCGAGAGCCCAAAGTATTAGTGGCTAGGATGGTAGGAAGAAGGATAAATCCTTTCACAGGCAAGAGGGATGACTATAATATGGACATCAAACCTAAGCAAAGACTTGAGCCGAGAAAGGATAATAAGAGTGGTTGTCTAACGACTGTGGATAAGGACAACCTAGTGGTAGAGAAAGGAACATACAGACCTCTACTACCCATCGAGATGGAACGACTACAGACTTTGCCCGACAATTATACTGAGGGTGTGAGTAATACTCAGCGTAAGAAAATGTTAGGCAATGGATGGACAGTCAATATAATCTCACATATTCTAAAGCAAGGAGAACTGGTATGAATATAAAATTATTATTAGAAGATATAGAATTAACACCACATACTTGGATAAGTTTGTATAGTGACTTGGCTAATTTTGTTCTTGAGCACTCATCACTGGACCCGATATGGACAGAGGATGAGAATGGTGACGAGGTTATGACTGAGGAAAAACAAGATGAGTTCTGTTATATTGTTGATGAAGTTGAGCGTATAATGGAAGCTAATGGATTAGTCAAGGGGAATGATTGATGGCTTACAATAAGAAAAAAGATAAGAAGTACAGAGTCATACAGGGATTTACAATGTACCCACCATACTTAGATGGTCGTGTTGATGGGGATATAGCGTATGATAGGTATGGTAACTGGATGAGTTACGAAGACAGAACCAAGATGTACCAAAGAAAGAAGAAAGAAAGGGAGGATTGGCGTAAGAACAATCCTAATATTATAAATAAGCGTGATGATATCACGGAGGATGATGTATGAAAGAGTATAATGTGCAAGTATGCCTAGTCCAGGAGTCTAACTTTGATGTAACAGTTGAAGCGGAATCTGAGGATGAGGCACAAGACCTGGTTACAGATCAGGTATGGAGTGATGAGCTACATCGAGAGATAAGATGTACTAATGAGATTGTTTCTGAGGATTACACTGTCGAAGAAGTACCTTATGATTTTGACATCTATGATGCTAACGATGAATGGCTTGACACAATGTATGAACAGTACACTGCGACTGGAGCACTAGAAGAATACAATTCAATGGGGCTCGGCATAGGTGACTACGCTGAAAGGAGGTAAGTATGGGTAAGATGTCAGACATACATATAGGATTGCGAGAAGCAGGCATTGATCCGGAAGATGAGGATGCAGTGATGCAGTATATGATGGATTATGCTATGCAATATATGTCAACTGAGGAGTATCTGAAAGAGCACATCGCTCAAGAAAAATTAATTTCAGAAAACAACCCCAGAGGACACTAAAAGTATGCTATAATTTTCACCTTACTAAGAAAGTCTAGGTTATTTATATATATATTAGTATTAGTATAAATTCCTAGACAGTCTTAGTTAGTCTTAGTCTTACTAAGAGTACACTGGTTTTTTCCTTCCTTATTTTCCAGTGTACCCTTAGTGGGATTAACCACTAGATTGGCGTATTCCAATATTGGCGTGCGCTAATATTAAGGGACCTTCGGGTCATAATTTAATGTTAATGTATAAGGAGATATATATGAGTGCTATGACTTTAGCTGGTACTGTGGTTTTTAACCACGTTACACAACCCGATGTATATAAGGGTACGGAGAAATATTCTTTGACAGTTAGTTTGGATAAGAGTAGTAAGAAACTTGCTGAGAAACTAGGTCTTAAGACTACTGAGTATGATGGCAACACGCAGATTACTATGAAACGTAAGGTAGACTTTGGACAGCCTAAGGTTTACAACGCTGACAAAGAGGAGGTAGGTGTTAGTCATCTCTCTCTCTTTGGAGATGAGGTAACTGTCAAGGTTAAGCAAGGTAAGGGAGACTATGATGCTTACACATACCTGGAAGCAATCAGAGTCGAGGCAAAGGCAGAGGGTGTGGAAGATGGAGACCCATCTGACTTTTAACTTTAACGACAGGCATTGTTAAGGTGTGGGGCTACTTAGGTAGCCCTACTAATTTTCAAGGGAGGATATATGGAAAATAAATTGCTCTATAAGGAGCAATGTCCGAGCTGTGCAGCCAGTGGTGGTGACACAAGTAAAGACAATATGGCTGTCTATTCAGATGGTCAGACACACTGCTTTGCTTGTGGTGAGCACGGACATACTAAGCATCCACCAGGTCCATACTATAATAAGGATAATAGTGAGGACAAGGACTGGGTAGCAGAGTATAGAGGTGAGTTCTACAGCCTACCTGATCGTAAACTTCGAGCTGAAACCTTAGAGAAGTACAAGGTAAAGGCAGAGAAGGATGACAAAGGCAATATCATAAAGCATCACTACCCTTTCCATAATAAGAAGGGTGTGATGGTTGGTATAAAAACTAGATTAGTAGCCAACAAGAAGTTCTTTAGTGCTGGGGATACTAGGAAAACAAACGCTCTGTTCGGTCAGAATTTGTTTAAGCCTGGAGGAAAGTTTGTTACCCTGTGTGAAGGTGAGTTGGATGCTATGGCAGCTTATGAAATGTTTGGTTCTAAGTGGGCGTGTGTTAGTGTACCTAATGGTGTGAATTGTGTGGCTAATATCAAGGCTAATCTTGAGTGGCTGGATTCATTTGAAACAGTAGTAATATGTTTTGATAATGATGTAGCTGGTCGAGAGGCTGCTAAATTAGTTGCACCCATACTAGGTCCTAACAAATGTAAGATACTCACACTAGCAAAACATAAGGATGCAAATGATTACCTTGTCAACAACGACAGTAAGGCATTTTATGATGAGTGGTGGAATGATGCGAAGCCATTTATAGTATCTGGTGTTGCAACTATAGAGGATATGCGTAGTGCTATGCTCCAATATAAAGACACAGAACTAATACCTTTGCCCGATTCATTTGGTAATCTAAACGAGATGATGAGAGGCGGTGTAGCAAGAGGTGAATTAGTGTCTGTGATTGCACACACATCTATAGGTAAGACAACTATACTCAACGAGTTAATCTATCACTTCGCTGTTAATACTAAAGAGAAGATAGGTTGTTTTATGGTTGAGGATAATATAGATGAGACGATCAGGAAGGTAGTGAGTGTGCATACTGGTGAGAATATGCAACTGCTCAAGCCTACTGACTTGAATGTTGATAAGATTATGGATGAAGCAGTAGAAATAGGATTTGCATCTAAGATACAGCTACACAACGATGGTGGTGGTAGTGTGGACCTGGAAGAAATGTTTGCTAAGATTAGGTACTTCATTAAAGGAGTTGGATGTACTGTGATATTAGTGGACCCACTACACACAGCCATTAAGAATCTATCTAATGAGAACATCGAAGAAGTTATGGATAGATTTATCAAGTTATGTAAAGAGACCAAGGCTACTGTGATACTGAGTACGCATACCAGGAAGCCTGACGATGGCTCTCATCCACATAAGATATGTGAGTATGATGTTAAAGGTAGTGGAGCAATACCACAAGCCTGTCATACTAACATACTATTCTCAAGAGATAAGCTGGCTGAGGATGATTACGAGAGGAACTCTACTAGGATTCGTGTGCCGAAACTTAGGCGCACTGGTCAGACTGGTGAGGGTGGATGGACATACTTCAATGGTGTTACTGGAAGACTAGAGAAGGGACATAAGCCTAGCTTAGGGGATGATGATGCGGACTTTTAGTTGCGACATAGAAACTGACGGCATTGAAGCAACCAAGGTGTGGTGTATTGCTGTGCATAACATAAACACAGACCAGTGCATCACATTTGCTGGGCCTTGTCTAAATCTATTTAAACCTTGGCTTGAATCAGAAGCTGACTGCCTGATCTTTCACAATGGTATATCATTTGATGTTCCAGTATTAGAAAGACTATTAGATGTTGACTTCTCTAATATAAAGATAGAGGATACATTAGTTCTTAGCCAACTATACAAACCAAGGCTTGATGGAGGTCATTCTCTGTCAGCCTGGGGAGATAGACTTGACTATGAGAAAGGAGACCATACTGATTGGTCACAGTTTAGTGAAGAAATGATGAGGTACTGTATAAGAGATGCTAAGTTGACAACTAAACTTTATAAGTATTTATCACATCAAGGTTTAAACAATTATAGGTTGAGTAAAGATGCCACACAACTAGAGTATGCAATAAAAAAGCACTGCTCTATGCAAGAAAGAAATGGATGGTATTTTAATTTACAAGGTGCTATGAAATTACTGCAAGAAATCAATGAAGACTTGAGACTAGCAGAAGTAGAGGTACATAAGACATTCGTTCCACTGCCAGTGTGGAAGTCTAAGAAACCAGTAGCAAATAGATTTACTAAGGATGGTAAGAGAACTAAACACTATCAGACAGAGGTAGAGCTTGAATGTCATACTAATGAGAAAGGTGAGTATGGATATTGGACATACCCAGAACTTAATCTAGGTAGTAGACAACAAGTTGGTAGACACTTAATACATTATGGATGGAAACCTACGGTATTTACTGATGCTGGACAACCAAAGGTGGATGAGTCTACACTTAAAGATGTTGACATACCTGAAGCTAAGATTATAGCTAGATATCTGATGTTACAGAAACGCCAGGGCCAAGTAAGTAGTTGGGTTGACGAGTACAACTATGATACTGGTAGAATACATAGCAGAGTACACACTATGGGCACTGTCACACATCGTATGTCCAGTAGTAACCCGAACTTACAGCAAGTTACTGCAAGTAACAAGGAGTACGGTAGTGAAATGCGTAGCCTGTTCACTGTTCCAGAGGATAAAGTAATAGTAGGTGCTGACCTATCTGGATTAGAATTAAGATGCCTCGCACACTATATGAAAGATGATAGTTATACAGAAGAAATATTAAGTGGTGATATACACACAGCCAATCAGAAGGCAGCGGGTTTGAAGACAAGGGATGAATCAAAGCGTTTCATCTATGCCTACCTTTATGGAGGGGGAGATGCCCTGATCGGTAAGATATGTGGTGGTGGTATGGCACTAGGTAAAAAGATTAAAGAACAATTTTTATCTAATACACCAGCACTAGCCGTACTTAGAAAAAGAATTGAACACGCATCGAAGAAGGGTTGGATTAAAGCACTTGATGGTCGCAAGGTATATGTGCGTAGCCCACACTCGGCACTAAATTTTCTATTACAAAGCGCGGGTGCAATAATTGCTAAGAGAGCCTGGGAAATATTCCACATTCTTGCAGATGACTATGAGTACAAACAACTTGGTGTCATACACGATGAGATACAGATTGAATGTGACCCAGCAATTGCGGATGAGATTGGTAGCCTGGTTGTTGAGGCTATGGAACAGACAACAGATTATTACAAACTAAACTGTCCAATAACTGGGGAGTATAAGATAGGGAGGAGTTGGAATGAAACACACTGATTACAAAGAAGAGAACTGGGAACACGCAATAGAGGAAGGCTTTAAATATGTTCTTCTTGAACATCCAGACTGGCAATCATATCCTGAGTTTGATTCTATAGAAGAAGCATACAAACAAAAGGCGCTACTAGAAGATGAACACCCATTTGTTTATATGTTAGAGCCAATAGATGTTGTAGTATACTAATTTTAATAAGAGAGGAGAGACGATGAAGTCTATAAAAACAGTGGTACAGGATGTATATGATGTAATGAAGTCTAAGGATTATGACGGAGACTTGAATGCAATCGCTATGCAAGCTGGGAGAGAGGTTGAAGAAGCATTGAAGGATGCCTTTACTCCAAGAGAAGACAACCGAGATTTGAGGATGTCTATGATAGGTAAATGTGAGAGAGCACAGTGGTATAACTACAAAGGATACAAGCCAGAGGAACTGAGTGGTGAGGTATACTTAACTTTCTTACAAGGTCATATAATGGAGGCTGTGCTTGTTGCTTTGCTCAAGCTGTCAGGTCATACAATAGAAGACCAACAAAAGAAACACACGCTTGAAGGTATTAATGGTTCACAAGATTGTACGATAGATGGTGAACTGGTTGATATTAAGACAGCAAGTGCCTGGTCTTGGGATAATAAGTTCCAAGAGACTGGACTTACTGATGATGCCTTTGGGTATATCAAACAACTATCTGCTTATGGAAAGGCAGACAACAGAGAGAAGGGATACTTCCTTGCTTTCAACAAGAACAAGTCAACACTTAAGCTATGTGAGCAACCATTAGAACAAGACATAGATACTTTCATAGTTGACTTAAAGGCTAAGATGGAATCAGACACACCGCCTATGCGATTAGCTAACTCTACAACTTGGAACAAAGCCAAGACAGAAGAGAAGCTGTGTATGACGTGTGCATTCTGTGGGTTTAAAGAGGATTGCTATGGTAGTCTGGAGGCTAGACCTATACCATCTGGTAAGATAACTAACTACTATGTAACAGGAGCTAACTTTTGAAACAACTACCAGAACTAAAGGCATACATCGCTGCAACATATGATGTATGCCTGATCTGTGATGAATTGGAAATTGAACCAGAGGAATTGCTGGATGCTTTTGAAAAAAGAATAATAGAAAAGCAACATAGATTCTTAGAAGATTTTGAGGAGAATTATTAATGGAACATTTAGAACTATATATACTGTTGATTTTACTAGGGGTAGTGGCTATTTACTTTACACATAAACAAGCAATTGATAAAGGAATAACAACTGCTGTTTTATTGCATAGGGAAGGTAGATTAACTTACAAAGATTATTTAGATGAGGATGGTAATAGGATGGTTGATATAGACATCAAACCAATAGATGATGAAAAATAAAACACATCAAATAAAAAACAAACTGAAGTATGCCTTGAGATATGACAGGCTTTGGCACACTAAAGTTATTACTAACAAAAAGAAAGAAAATAAGAAAAGAGGAGACTATCTTGAAGACATTACCGAATGATTACCAGAATTTTATAGCACTTAGTAGGTATGCTAGATGGTTGCCAGAAAAGAAGCGAAGAGAAACTTGGGAAGAAACTGTCGCTCGTTACTTTGATTTTATGAAGGAACATCTAGAAGAAAATACTGAGTACAGATTAACCCCTAAGATCAGGAAGAAACTAGAAGAAGCTGTATTGAGTTTAGATGTTATGCCTAGTATGAGAGCATTAATGACTGCGGGCGAGGCTTTGAAGAAGAACCACATAGCTGGCTATAACTGTGCCTATCTTAGTGTTGACCATCCAAAAGCATTTGATGAGTGTTTGTATGTTCTAATGCACGGAACTGGTGTAGGATTTAGTGTTGAGAGACAGCACGTAAACAAACTACCAGAAGTTCCAGAAGAAATAATTGATGTCGAAGACACAATAGTAGTCACAGATTCTAAAGAAGGTTGGCAGTCAGCGTTTAGAAAATTAGTAAGTTACTTATATAATGGTGAGTCACCTCAATGGGATACATCGAAGGTTAGACCCAAAGGTGCCAGGCTCAATACATTTGGTGGTAGAGCCAGTGGACCAGAGCCACTCATAGATTTATTTATTTTCACTACACATTTATTTAAAGAAGCCCAGGGCCGCAAGCTGACAAGCTATGAATGTCACAGGTTAATGGCAAAGGTTGCAGAAATTGTTGTGGTTGGTGGGGTTAGACGTTCAGCCCTGATCAGTCTATCCAATCTAACAGATGAAAGGATGCGTAATGCCAAGACTGGACAGTGGTGGATAGACACACCAGAGATGGCACTAGCAAACAACAGCGTATGTTATACAGAGAAACCTGATATGGGTATCTTTATGAAGGAGTGGTTGTCTCTATATGAGTCCAAGTCTGGTGAGCGTGGCATCTTTAATAGAGAAGCAGCCATAAACCAGGTGGCTAAATGTGGAAGACGAGATACTGAGCACCAGTTTGGGTGTAATCCTTGTTCTGAAATAATATTAAGAGATGGTCAATTCTGTAATCTAACAGAGGTAGTGATTAGAGCAGAAGATACAGTTAATGAGATACTAAGAAAGGTACATTTAGCTACAATACTTGGTACATTTCAAGCATCTCTGACGAATCTCAGAAGATTAAGGAAGAAATGGACAGTAAATACAGAAGAAGAATCACTGTTGGGAGTCTCATTAACTGGTATAATGGACAACTCATTTATGAATGGCTCTAATAAACGCAGAGGTATGTCTGAGTTTATGGGTGGAATAAGTCTTCCTGATTTTCTCATAAAGTTAAAGGAAGAATCAATCAAGGTAAACAAGAAATGGTCCTCACTGTTAGGAATCAATCCATCTGCATCCATCACAGCTATCAAACCTAGCGGTACTGTTAGTCAGTTGGTAGACTCGGCATCTGGCATTCATCCAAGACATAATGATTACTACTTACGCAGAGTAAGAGCAGATGTTAAAGACCCAATAGCACAGCTTATGAAGGATGAGGGTGTACCCTGTGAGCCAGATGTTATGAAGCCAGATAGTGTAGAGGTGTTCACATTCCCTATGAAAGCACCAGAGGGTGCAATATTAAGAGATGATAGGACAGCAATAGAACAATTAGAACTGTGGCTTATCTATCAAAGATATTATTGTGAACACAAACCAAGTATAACAGTGAGTGTCAAAGAACACGAATGGATGGAAGTAGGTGCGTGGGTTTACAAACATTTTGACGAGGTGAGTGGTGTATCATTTTTACCACACTCAGACCACACTTATCAACAAGCGCCTTATGAAGACTGTACAGAGGGAGTTTACCTTGAAGCACTAGGTAGTATGCCTAAAGAAGTAAACTGGTCTAGAATAAAAGAATATGAACTATCAGACACAACTAAGGGTATGAAGACCCTGGCTTGTACTGGTAACGTATGTGAAATGGTAGATTTAACTGATGAAGAGGGAGAAAGAGAATGAAATATTTATTATTGATAGTATTGTTACTATTAACTGGCTGTGCTGAATTTCAGACCAAGCTAGATATGATGCAAAATGAACAGCTTACTTGTAGACCACCGCACGATACTCTTTGTGCAGGGTGGAAAGTATGAGAATACTTGAAGGTATTTTCTATACAATATATTTCATAGCTGGAGTAGTAACTGCAAGTTGTCTGGTCTATATTGTTATGTGGCTTGAGGCTTTGAGAAAAGGATGGTTAGTATGATAGACTTCACACAAGACTCAGAGTACATAAGAATGTATGGAAAAAAAGAAGGAGGAATGTTTAACAATAAAGGAGTAAACATAATGTTAGATAAAGTAATGAAGGGTGCTGATGCCGCTATAAATGTAGGTATAAAGCTGATTAGTTTGGCAATCGTTTTACAGATTGTCTTCGGTCACAGTGTACCATTTTTAGGTGGTGACGTTATCGGCACAATTATAGGAATAATTAGCCAGTTAGGTGCAGCGGGACTCGTTGGACTTATTGCAACGCTAATTATCTATCGTTTGTTGGATGATGACATCCGTAAGGAGTTGTCTGAATGAAAGATATGATTGATATGGTTCTGAAGAATAGGTCGCTTACTGTATTTCTAGCGATTGTCGTACTGGCTTTACTGTTCGGATGGATTGGTGGCTGATGCACCAAAAAATTCTTGGGGTCTTGTCCGAATGGACAGGACTGCCAAGATGCAAGAAGAATTAAAAAAGAAAAAAAAGAAAACTAAACCAAGAAACTTATGGAGGAGGGATTGGCAGAAATGAATATAGATAATATTAACCCATCACACTATCGACAAGGGAAGATAGAAGTAATAGATTTTATACTAGACCAGAAGATGAGTTACCTGATCGCTAGTGCTACAAAATATTTATGTAGATACCCACACAAACACGTAGGCGAGGGTGGGCTAGAGGATTTAAGGAAGGCACGCTGGTTCATAGAGAAACAGATAGAAGAAATACTAAAAGAGAGGGACATCAAATGATAGTCTTTCCAATAGCACCAGTCGTAGCAAGCAGAGCAAGAGTCACACGCTATGCTACATACTTTCCAAAGAGATATACTAAATTTAGAAAGGAATTTGGAGAGCTGCTTGAGAAATATAAAGCAGAACCAGTGGATGGTTTGTTGTATGTAAAGCTGGACTTCTATGTTCAGTTACCCAAGGCTATGTCTAAGAAGAATAAGAAAGAGAAGGAAGGAAAGCATTGTGATAACAACGCGGACCTAGACAACTATGTGAAAGCTACATTAGATAGCCTGGAAGGTAAATACTATAGCAACGACAAGCAGATAGTTATGATTAGAGCAAGAAAGTATTGGTCTGATGATGGTCGTATAGAATTTAAAATGGAGGGAGTATGACTCAAGATGAGTTGCAAGAGATTGCAAGTAAGAGGCTGGGCACAAGAATGATACAAACTCAAGATAAGTTTTGTACATTTGATGCTTATAGTGATAACTATGTGTTAGAGTTTAAGTGCAGAAGAGCACACTATGACACACAATTGATTGAATACAAGAAATTTTTAGCCAACCTTGATCAGGCTGATGAGAGTGGAAGAGAATTTCTATACGTAATATCTACACCTAAAGGTGTGTATGTATTTAATGTAAGTAAACTAACGCGCGCTGGCTATGACTTTGGATGGGAAAATAGAATTATGCCATCCCAGACTGACTTCGATAATAAATCCAAGAAAGATAAGAGAGTAGGTTATATATCTATTTCTTCTTCTTCTTAGTTCTTTTATAGCTTGGTTTATCTAATAGATTATTTATTTGTGTAGCTAGTGCTGGATTTTTAATCTTACTTGATTCATCTAATCCTGGCACTATACTTGTTGGACAACTCATTCTTTTATCTCTCCTTTAATATGTAATCCTATAGGACCGAATGAACCTAAGATGCCATCACTAAGGGCATCACCGAGATTACCAGCCCCCTGCCAAAAATCCTGATCACCTACTATAGGTCCTAAAGTATCGCCCATACCTTTGTTTATGAAAGCATCAAGCGTAGGTCCCATCATAGATGTGCTTAAGTCACCATACTGAGCACCGCCAAACAAACTTCCCGCACCAGTAAGACCAATAACATTAGCACCTGATATGATTCCTAGTTCTCTAGCATCTGTTTGTTTGATAGCTGACTTAATTTCCTCAGCCATAAAAGCAACAGCATAAGCCGCAGCTACTGTTGCTATTACAGACAACGCCATTCCAAAGTCAGCACTACACTGCTTAGGATTTAACTTCCTTAATAATCTTTTAACTACTGTATTACCAAATACAATAGGGAATGTCTTAAGCTGTGCAACCATACTCAAGTCTGGGTTAGACATCCATAAAGGTTTGTTGGATGGGTTGGGTTGTACTACTACATCCTCCACTATCTTATGTACCCAAGGCATCATAATATCTCTTATTCTAGTTTCAGTTGTTTCTTTACCTAGAGTTTTTAGTTCCTTAGTAATTCTAGTGTTTAAGAATTTATCATTAAGTATATTTATATTAACTAATTCAGTATGAGGGTCTCTCGCAGCATTCATTATCTGCTTCCAATCACCAATAGTAAGACCTTGTTCTTTGAGTTCTTGCCTCCATCTGTTTTTATGAAGTTCACTCTTATCAGACCAGTTGTTTGCAAAGTCATTCATCTGTCTTTGACCAGCCTGTGTCGCTAGATTTCTATTGAAGTTTGTCCACTGTGTAAGAAAAGCACCGAATGGACTTCTAAAATACCCACTCATTATTTGACTTCTATCAGTAGAAAATAACTGGTCAAGTCTCTCATTAACTTCTGGGTTAAGATTGAAGCCGAGTCTGGCTAAAGCCTTAGCTCCCTCAGAGCGCTCATTCGCTACAGTAATATCTTTATTGTGCTTACGAACACCACGCATAGCACCCTTACGTGCAAAGTTCCAAGCCTTCGGTATTGATTTTATTGTATTAATGAATCCAGCCCTCTCGGAAGTCCATACTAATTCTGGAAGAGAAGAGAATGTGGCAAGACCAAGGTGTGTAATAGCACCTAGCGTTGTTCCGAACTTAGAGAACTTACGCCACCTCTCACCAACCTCACTTGTTGCTTTCTTATATACATTATGTGAAGCATCATACATATTCCATATGTGGTCAGCCTCGTCTTTAGTTATAGCATCTTTCTTTATGAGTGCTTGCATATGCTCAACAAGTCTTTCAGCATTCTTACCACCGAATGTACGAGCAGAGGCTATACGAGTACCAGCCCTCTGTAAATAATTTTCTAGTACCGCGCCTAAGTCTTTCTCTCTGAATTTATCTGGTAATCTTTCCCAGATTTTACTACGATATTTTTCAAAGGATTGTTTATCTAGACCTGTTCTATCTTTTGCATCTGGGTCTCTCTCCAATAAATCTTTTAAGAAACTAGAGTCAGCTATAGTTACATCTCTGCCATCAACAATCTCTCTCGCTATCTGCTCAACTTTAGCTTTCTGCTTTTTCTCAAATTTAGCCCAAGCTGTAGCGTGTTGCATACCACTAACAACTCTTCCACCCTTATCAAATCCAATGCCAAAAAATTCAGAGCTTTCCTTCAGTGCTCTTGCTCTCTCTTCTATCATCGTAGAATCAAAGAGAGCATCTATAAATCCTTGTTTATCTTTCTTTACTTCTGCTCTACTTATTGGATTATGTAGGTAATTCTTTCTATAAGCAACACCTAGACCAGCTTGCTTCTCATTCATAAGTTCGTGAGCTTTATTCAGGTCCTTTCTGAATATAACAACGGCTGCCTCAAGAGCATCAATCTCTTTTTGTGTTAGATCAGGCTTAGATTTTCTTAGCTCTGCTATGGCTTCATCTATAGGTGTTACTGCATCCTCTGGACCAACACCCCTAAGTCTATCTCTTAGGTATTTATTGATAGCTGGGTCTAGTGTTCTTCCACCCAATCCAAACCAATGGTGTTTAGCCATTTGGTCTATGATTGCGGATGTCTCCTCAAGAAGCTCACCAGTTACTAAATCTTTTTCTTGTTGAAAACTATTACGTATCTTAGTTTCATTACTAGCACCACCAGGCGGTATAAACATTTGAAGTATATCATTCAGCCTAGCATAGCTTTCACCATCTGTTTGTCTATTTCTTGCTTTGAGTACAGAATCTGGTGCTTTGAATGCAATAGTACGAAGTGCATCTTGACCAAACTTAATAGTATTAAATCCAGTAGCATCCTCAATTCTTTTATTTGCTGTCTGTATTCCTAATCTTATAGGAGGAGTAAAACCTTTACCTTCTGGTATCTGCACTAAGTCTTCAGCCTTAGTTATCTTACCAAGTTTACCTAACTGACCAGTCTGTATGGCTTGCATACCAGCTTCAGCCTTGCGCTCTTGATTCCAATTCTTAGCAAGTCTACGAGCTGTACTTAAATCTCTATTAAATTCGTGACCGACACCGACAGCACTCGGAGCACCGACAATACCAACAGTAGGACCAGCAACGACAGCTTCTTCAAGCATATCCTGTAGACCCTCTGATGTAAATACTTTACCAGGCTGTACGCTAGTACCCATCTGTAGTGCTTTCTGAGTAGCTTCAGTAGCCATCTCAGTACCTATCAACTGGCTCATATACTTAGAACCCTTGCCTACACTCTTAAGCAATGACTGTCTATTTGTGTTTACTAAATTCTGTAGGGATTTTTGTGTGTATTTTAAACCACTGTGACCGAATGTCTTTGTTATCATTCGTGAGGTAGAACTCGCGCCTTTGATAGGTGCAAGTAAGTCTAGGTATGTAACACCACCAGCAACTGTTGCAGCCTTGATTTTCTCAGCTCTGCTAAGTTCTCTTCCAGCCAGTTCTTCGTGTTCTTGTAGTGTGTCTGCAAAGTTAGCGTTATAAGTTGTAGCAGCCGTTGCAAAATTAATAGTAGTACCTAATAATTTAGCTATAGGATGTGGTATTGCTTTCATTACATTACCAACAGCAAAACCAAGCATAGGTATTACTGTATTCATAGAGTTCAGAGTAGCTTTTTCTTTCCACCACTCGAAAGGTTCTTTTGATTCAAGGAGTCTCTCTGGATGTTTTGGTTTATATCCAGTCATAACTTGCCTTTGCCTCTCAGCAAAAGCATCAAGAGATTCAGAGTCTAATCCAAAGATGTCACCAAAGTTCTGAGCACCTTCAGCTTGCATCTGTTTCCACTGAGGCAATGCAGCCTTACCAGCAGACAGTCTTCTTACTCTTTCCTCATCATCAAAGAAACTATAAGCCATACCTTATCCTTTTATACGTCGAAGTGTTTTTCTACATAATCCATAGCCATCTCAACAACTTCTTCTTTACCAAGACCAGGATTATTAGGGTCGTTTGATATGTCTATCATCATTTCAGCAACAAGCCAAGTGTAAGTTTGCAAGTCTTCTTCACTCATTCCAGGTATGAAACCTTGAAATCTAGTTTTAACTAATTTTTCGATTTGTTTAACTAAGTCTGATGGCTTCATCTTTCCATATGCAGACTTAGCATTCGCTGCAGTCTGTGATTGTTGTAGGTCAACTAACATTTCTGCTTGTGCTCGTTCTGTATCTCTCCACTTCTGCTCCGCTGTTACACCAGCTTTCTTAGCTTCATTGTATTCTGTCTTACTCATAGCCATATCACCAACTAAGTCAGTTAGTCTTTGAAGTCTAGTGTCATTAGGATTACCACTGAATGACTTATCCCAGTATCCTTCTTCACCCATTCTTTCCCAGAAGTTTAGACCTTCAACTCTCTCAGTCTCTGACTTAGCATCTGCTATAGCTTTAGCTTTAGCATCTTCACTGGCTTGAAAGGCTTTCATCTTCTTTATATTAGCTTGCTCTCGCTTGGCTAACTTCATAGTTCTTGGGTCAGTACCAGGAATCATACCAGCATCATAAATATTACCGCCTATATGTCCAGCTCCTATTGCAGTTCCAGTTGCTCTCAAAGGAGAGAATTGTCTGAGTCTAGCAGAGTGAGGATTGATTGGATAGGAAGATTTCCAATTTGGTTTAGTCCATAAATATCTTGGGTCTGTATAAGCCTTATGTCCTTTAACACCGTGAGCACCAGGAGCAATCTTTTTTAATGTTTGTCCCGCACCACTGAATTTTTTACCACCCCAAGCCATTAGTCTCTTCAGTTTGTCAGCATTCTTAAGTCCTGATAAAGCTAGACCTCCACCTCTAAGCGCAACATTAGCACCTAGTCCGACAGGTATGAGAAGAGAACCATATGTGGCAACATCCTTAGCCTTAGCGCCGAAAGACTTATCTCGCCATCTATCGCTCTGTACATCTGAATCGTCTGGTATCCAAGTGCCTCCTCCAGCACCACAAGCACCTTGACCTATTCCAGGTTGTACTTTTCCGTTTAGAACACATTGACCCATTATCTTTCTCCTTTGTTAAATTTATTTATTACCATCCACCACCTCTTAGGTAGTGATTTGCAACTATAGCATCTATAGCAGCACTACTTCCAGGGGGAGAATCATAGTGACCAGTTATACCACCAGCCATCTTATCCGCTAATATACCTATATCATTAGCACTCTCTTGTTGATTAATTCTAGCAGATTGGCTGTGTACTAAGTCTATTAGATTATTGTTGACTACTGGTGTTGGTTCAAATATAGTTGGTTCAGCACCATAATCCATAGCTCTCGCATTAAAAATATCTAGAGGTTCTATTTCAGTAGGGTCAAATCCAGCCTCACCATACCTCATTCTATAATAATCCTTGTTATTACTAAGAGGAACTGCTGGTGCTGGTGTTGGGTAGTCATTAATACCTAAGTATCCAGTACCAGCCATATCCTTAAGTGCCTCTTCTTTTAATGCGTTGTAAAAAATTTGTCCTTGTTCGTCTCCACCTTCTTGAAGTGATGGAGGCATAGTCATACCACTAGGCTTATTAAAAATATTGTTTAGGTCTACTACTATAGCATTTTCCATCATCTCGTTTAATTCTTTTTGTGAATAGTTTGGTAATTTTGGAAGTTCTATTGGCACATTATCTACATATGGTTTATCAGTTGTAGTCACTAAACTTATATCGTCACCCTCTTCATAACCAGCAGGCATAGTAGGTGGGTAAACTGTATTTGATTGTACTTCATTTATTTCTGGCACAGTCCTTGGGTCTATGTATATACCCCTATATGGCTGTGTCTCTTGATTAGGATTTCTAATTATATTATTTTCCAAAAGACCACCAACCATACTGTTTGCAATTTCAAAGTTTGCTTGGTTATTAGCACCATAATTAAATGAGCCATCATCACTTGGTAGCATAGCATAAGGCTTGCCCTCAAACACTTGTTCTTCACCACCTACTTGATAGGGTACTGGTGTATACTGGGTGTCATATGCACTAGGTCCACCACTGGGATTGAACTGTGAGAAGTTATTTGGGTTTAATGGAACACCATCATAATTAAAGTCTCCATCATCACTTGGCAGCATATTATATGAACCACCAAACACTTGTTCATCATTAGCTATATTTCTATTGAGACCAGTATAATCAAATATACCATCATCAACTTGTTGCATATTATATATTGAAGGATACACTTGTTCATCATTAGCTATATTTCTATTGAGACCAGTGTAGTCAAATATGCCATCATCATTAGGTAGCATATTATATGAACCACCAAACACTTGTTCTTCACCACCAATAATTCCAGAAGGTAGAGTTTCCTTGACAGCATTTTGATTCATTATAGCTTCTTCAATCAGCTTATCATTAGGACCAGGGAATGTGGTACTAACTGGGTCTAAACCAAAGTAATCCAGTGTCTCTTGGTAAGTTAAATCTTTTCCGCCAGGTCCAGTTCCAGTTGTAGGAGTATTAATATTAGTATCAGGAGTTCCAACATTAGGATTATTGTTAGTAGGTGGAACACCATCTGGCATATCTATAGGAGGTAGGCTGATAGCACCATCAGCTACGCCAGGTGCTTCTGGCTCAACAAATCCCTCACCGAATTGTCCCCAGTAATAAGGATTTGGCACATCTGTGGGTGTGCCCCATATATCATATCCAGCACCTTCAGTAGGAAGACCTTGACCATATGTATATTCTGCTAATCCACCAGGTCCAGCATAATCAAACAAAGATGATGCTTCATATGCTGAAAGATCAGGTGCATACATAGTTCCAGACGGTGTACGTTGTCTTAAATCTTGTGGTACTAATACCCCACCAGAAGTAGTACCTCCACCAACAGTAGCATCACCAGTAACACCACCAGTAGTAGCTTGTGTGGCTGTACCTCTATCTGCATCTGGGTCATAGTAAATACCACCAGGGTCGTGTATACCGCTAAGTTTGGAATTATAAGGAACATTATCCAATCCTAATTTCCAGCCTTGTTTTATTAATTCTGGTGTGAGTTTATCGTGAGATACAACAGCACCTTTAAAGGAATCTATATAGTCTTTCTTTATCTGTTCTATTTTGATTTCTTTGACTTTATCTTCTAAATAATCTTTAGCAGAGTCAATTTTTTCTTCAAACCAATCAACACCTTTTTCAATAATATTTTCTTCTGCCATTATCTTAGTATGTTATAGGCTGATAAACCATAACCTAGATAATCTCCAATATTCTTTCCTGGAGCAGTTGTAGTTTGTGCGCCTGTTTGTGGAACGAGAGGACTGAACCCTACAATACCAGACTGGAATTGCTTGAGTTTGTCATAAGGTTGGTTCTGAACAAACTGATGCTGTGCTTGTGCATCTTGTATCAATGCTTGTTCTCTTGCTTGTTGTTGAGCACCAGAACTACTAAGTGCTCCATAAGGGCTAAACCCAGTATTCATAAGACCACCAGTCATACCTAATGTATTAGCTTGGTGTCCTAATCCTTGACCATATGCGTTTCCATATATCTGTGCTGCGGCTTGGTTTGCGGCATCGGCAGCTCCAGCGAGTGCGTTACCTTCTGCAATACCTTGCCTACCACCACCATACCCACCAGACATAATAGCTCCACTTCTTATATTCGCGAGATGTGGTGTTAAACTAGCCATAGCCCTGTCAGATGCGGCTTGTGCCATTCCTGATACATAAGGATTATTAGCAACATCTAACATATCAGAACCCACACCTCTTTGGTATGCGCTCAATGCTGGGTTCATAATACTAGGAGCACCTTTAACCGCAAAGTCTCTTATGCCTTGTTGTGCTGTCAGTTGATCAGGACTGAATCCAGCTTGTGTCTGACCACTGTAGTATTGTGGGTCATATTGATTATACAGATTCTTTGCTTCTTCAAAACCACCTTGCATATAAGGTACGGCTACATCCCAAGGGTCTGCATTGACTGTAGTTGTATCTGGACTTTTTGACATTATCTTATCTCCTTAGCGAATAGTCGTGTTATTTCTTTATAATCTAAATCTTTGAGTACCTTTCCCCAACCTTTTCTCCCGAACAATTCTACGTACTCACAGTTGTGTTCTTTTCCAAATGCGTTTAAGAGTGTATCCGCCTCATCTCTCCATTTGTAAAACTCCTTGCCACCTAGTAAGATGACACAGAGCAAATTCTTTTGTGGATATTTTGCTATCTTTGTAATGAAAGCACCTTGTACTTCCTTGTCAAATTTTACCCAAAGTTGCATATCTCTTGATATACAGGCATCCTTTATATCACCTATACTATACTCCCCTAAACCATATTCAAGAGCTGTATCCAAATATTCTTCAACGAGATGCCACCAGACTTCTACGTTCTCTCCCCTTATCCCTTCAATCAAAGTTTACTCCACGCTCCTGTCGATAAGTAAATATATACTCCCTCACCTGTACTGCCAGGATTCCAATTTGAACCATCTGCATATCTTATGTCACCAACTCTTGGCTTACTAGGTGCTACATTTGATACATCAAAATGTCCATCAGCAATATTATTTATAATACCAGACATCCTATCAAATTCTTGTCTTAGGTATGCTGGTATATCCTCTGTATTATCTGGAACAGGTGCTGGTGTGTAACGAATCATACACCTTTACCTCTATTACCTTGTGGAATCCAATGAATTTCTAATTGGTCTAGTGCCCAAGTCTTGTCATCTGTAGATTCTGCCCTGATCCCTATATAATTACCTGTTGTTCTTACTGGTATTTCTGAATGTGTGCCTGGTGTGAAAGAATAAGGTCCTTTCCAAGTAATTCCCTGATGTGGATTCATCTCATTACCCACATAGAAATCTATAGCACCAGTACCCGCAACTCTAGGTACAATTTTGGTAATGGACTTAGTTCCTGGATAGCCTAAACTCATACTATCCTTTTGAACCCAAGCCCTATAACTTGTACCACTATGTTGATTAGTACCTAATACATATAATTTGGTATTTCCAGCATCAGCTAATATCAGTGAAGGTTTAAGAGGTGAGTCCCAAGCATCATTATCTGTATCCCAATCTCCAGTCTCTGTCCAGTCTGTTGTACTCACATACTCTACAACACCCCAAGCAATAAAACTAACATTAGGTAAATCTCTCTTAGACCAGCTTTGATTTCTCCAATTCCACACATAAGCTGTATCTGCGAAGGCATCCGTATTGTTCGTATTAGATACAAAACAAACCCACATCTCATTCTTTTCTCTATCAGTAGCTACAAATGTTCTTGTCTTATAGTCTGGGTGCATAGAAGTAAATAATTCATCCCTGATCTGTGTATCTACGATAGACCTCTTGACTTGACCATCGTGAACATAGACATCATCCTCAGAAACTACGAAATGTTGATTGTCGAAATCTTGTACGCAGTGTCTACCTAGTATACCTGCATCAGAAAATAATTGCCTAAATCCAAATATAGACTGTCCACCCTCAAATGCCATACTCCATATTGAGTCCTCTTTATAGATAATATTCAAGTCACCAAGAGGTAGACAATCAATAACAAATCCTTTAGATTGAGATAAATCAACATAACCAGCATCTTTTGTAGCATCTGCTGCATCCCAACTAGAAGGTACTGTACCACCCTCTGCTGGATGAGACCATCTTACTCTAAAAGGATAGCGTGTAGATGATTCAGTTGTATCCAGTGCTACCAGAAATCTCTTAAATGGTCGCATTACTGCACAAGTTGTGTTACTTAGCCAGTTGGTTAGGTTAGCAAACTTTGCACCAGCTGCTGTACCCATAAACTGTGGTTCATCAACACTATTATTAACTATAGCGACACCGCCTAATACGCCACCATTCCATCCAGCACCAGCAGTTGCACTGTAGTCACCACCAGATGTTCTTGTCAAGTCAGTATGTGTAGTTGTTGTACCAGATGTATGTACTCTATATATCTTAGTCAATCCTGTATAAATCCAAGAGTTTGTACTAATAGTATCGAAAGGCATTAACCAGTAAGGTGCAACTGTAGGCGTACCAAATACTTGCAAATGCCCTTTTACTTTCGCAGTCTTGTCATTATCAAACT